TGGGAGCCTTCAGCTCCTCGGCCTTGTCCTCGGCGTACTCGTACTGTTCTTCGATGCTCGCGCTCATGAATCCTCCGTGGAATGGGTATGGGCTGTATCCCTGTGTGGAATACAGCCCATCCTACCAAACTACAGAATCACCAAACCGCGTAATGGTTATGAGCTAAGTTGTCTGCATGTATGTGTACGCCTTCGCGTCGGACAATTGGCTTCTGACAAATGCGGCAGACTCCGGGGCTCGTCGTCGGACTTCTACTTTCAAGTGCCTTACGCTCCATACTTTTGCGGTAATGGTCTCTGCCCAGCTGGTAGGCCAGAAAGGCTATCGCCAGAGTTGCCAGAAAATACCACAGGCTGTTCACATCACCACCAACTCTCGCTCACGTCGGCCATCGCTGTCCCGTGTCAGGATCATGCGCCCAGCGTCTACCTCGCCCTCGATGTATTTGAGCATTGCTACGGCTCGGCGCAAGGTCTCCGTTACCGTGACGCCGCTTCGTTTCGCGCTGACCTTCATGGCCTCTGCGGTGGCTTCGTTGATGTTGACGGTCAGCCGGATGGGCTTAGGTGCGGGCTCTTTAGGTGTAGTCATACAGTCACTATACAGCAAATATATGTATGCGTACGCGCCGTAAAAAATACCCCCTACCGAAGCAGGGGGTATTTTCAGGTGGAGCTAGAGCACGGTAACGTTCGAGTAGGCCTCGCCCTGCGGCAGGAACTCGACCTCAACACGGGTGGGGTTACCCGGCTCGCCTTCCATGACACGGGCGTAGTCGTTCTTGAACCGGAACACCGAGACCTCGTGGCCAGCCGCATACGCGACAGAGGCCTTGCGCTTGTAGCGCGACACGAGGAAGCCCTCGACATAGGGAACCTTGAAGACGTTGTAGACCGTGGTGAAGATCGTGGCCGGAACAGGAACGTCCTGTGTCCCGGTGCCAATCTCATCCTGGAAGAACGTCAGCTTGCCTTCGTAGTTCTTCAGCGTCGGAGTCAGGACGTTGCCCTCATCCTCCACGGTCTTGGACGGGTCGGTGTCCGAGTCCGAGAACTTCAGGGTGTAGCCGGTCTCCAGAGCACCGGAGACGCGGACGCCGGCATTGAGCTGGGTGGCGGTGGGGTTGGCCGGATCGGGCAGGCCAGCTGCCGGAATCCAGTCGATGCGGGTATTGGGGTTGACGGCCTTGAAAGACATTGGTCAGGCTCCTTACGCCACGAGGGCTTTGTCGAGTTCCATGTGCCCCTGCTGGAGGAACTTGGTCGAGAACTGGATCAGGTCAGCGTCGGGAACATCCTGAGCAACATCATTGATCATTTTGAAGGAATCAACCTTCTGGCCGATGGCCAGTGCGACGGTCTTCGGGATGCCCGAGCGGCGGACGAGGTAGCCCGTCTTGCGCTCGTACAGGAAGAAGGCCTCAGCCCGGGCAAACGCCGAAACGCTGTCCGCCAGATCGCCTTCACGGAAGAAGGTCATCTGGCCCTCGTAGTTGTACCGGACGGGGGTCTCAACCTTGGCGTCGTCGCAGATGGTCTTCTTGGTGTTCACATCGGACTTGGTGGGGTTGAGCGTGTACCCGGTCTCGATGGCACACGAGATATCGGTGTCAGCGGTGAGCAGGGCTAGGGACGGGAGCGCCGGATCGAAGGTGAGGTCCTCGATCCAGTAAATGCTGGTGTTGCCGGACATGCGCTTCATTAGTTGCCTTCCTTTACGGGAGCCTCAGCGGGCTTGTCGGCAGCCTTGGCCTTGGGTTCGGGGGTACGGTACTCCCCGAACAGTTCCTTCTCCTGCTTGCGCCGGAGCTTGGTGATGTCGTCTTCGGACAGTTCGCGGTAGTCCGGGAAGATGCTGAGATAGTCTGCGGGAATTTCAGAGACTAGCCCGGTCTTCTCGTTCACCGCCGTGACAAAAATGCTTTCAGACAAAGTGACTCCAATCCTTTATTTCAATTGTACAGGCTGGGAAACTACAGGGTTTATGATGCGCTGTTCAGAAGGAATTTGAAGGCCTGTACCGCCGAATAGCGGGTGGGCTGTCCGTGGCTGGAAATTTCCCCGACTCCTGCAAAGAATGCAGGGCGGATTTCCCCGCAGGCAAAAGGCCGGAAGCCCAGCAATTTCATGAGCACCGCATTGTGGACCTGCCGTGCCGCGTCGTCATCCCCGGCAATGGCGTGGGTGGAGAACCCCTGGATGAAGGAATCGTCCTGAGCGCCCGTGATGCCGTTGGTCTTCTTCGGAGGTTCGGTGAGTCCTGCGAAGTTCACCACGACGTGCGGCTTGATATTGCCTTTGGCGTCCAGCGGAATGTCGTCACCATCGGGCACACTGCCCTCGAAGAACTCCGGAAACGGAAGGGTCCGCAGGTAGGCTAGGATTTCCTGCTGCGCGGCGTATGGGTTGACTGTCATAGTTCTTTGAGTCCCGATCTGGTCAGTGACTTGAGCATTGCGGTGTGCCCTGCCATGAGGGCGTTCATCGGGGTGATGGTCGTGGTGTTGCCGCCGCGCACGAGGTCTCCACCGTCGTTCTGGATCAGGAAGTAGCCCTCCTTCTTCTGGAGCCAGCCTGCCCGGATCGTGATGGTGTTGCCGTTGCGCCTCACATCGGAGCCCACGGCCTCGCGCATCTGGAAGGTCCAGTTACGGTTGTCCTTGCCGGGGGAGAGCGAGGACTCTGTGGTGTCAATGATTTCCCGCACCCGGTCTTCACCAGCGGCGGCTGCCTCATCAGCGGCCTGAAGGGCGTCCACCTTGACCCCCAGCTCGGCCAGCATGAGCATCTGGAACAGGCCGTTGGTGATGTTCCGGTGCCCTGTGACCCCGGCCATCAGCTCTTGCCCTGCTTGGAGTTGAAGCCGAAGTGCAGGGTGTGTCCCCAGTCCTCGGAGGCCCCGAAGCCGCCGCGCAGGAACAGCTGATCGCCCACCATCGAGGGCATGGCGATGTTCTCCAGCACGGTCAGCTGGTCGTTGGACTGGAAGCGCAGGGACGCCGGCAGGGGGGTGACCTCGTTCAGTTCCTCGGAGAGCTGCACCTGCGTCATCTGGGCGTCCATGACATCGCCCACCACGGTACGGCGCGTCGGGTTGGCGATACGGTCAATGTTGACCCTGCCCAGATACAGGAGCTCCATCGCGCCGTCGTCGTACTCCCCGGTGGCGATGTTGTACTTGCCCTTGGTGGCAGTGCGCTCGATCTTCACCCGGGCCGTCATGGTCGAGCGAAGGGCTCCCCGGTGGTGGGTGTGCCACTCGGAACTGAAGACCCCGGTGCCTAGTGCCACAGCACACCAACCCGGGCTTCCATCATGTCAAACGGGGTCACCGGGTCCTCGAAGTCCACCACGAGGAAGGTGCCATCTGCGGCGTCGAGGAGCTCCTTGTCCACCTTGCCCTGGGTCCGGTAGTCCTGTGCCACGAGCCGCAGGGCGTTGGTGACCGAGGGGCCGTCCGTCTGAAGGTTCTCCTTGCGGATTTTCTTGGAGACCATCGACTCGTTGGTGGCCAGCGCGAGCAGGGCGTCGGCAGCTGCCAGCTTCAGGTTCCCGCCGTTCATGGCGAGGAAGCCTTCGAGGAAGGCGTCGGAGAAGTAATACTCGGCAGGTGCGGACGGGTCGCCCGGATCGGTGCGGAGCTGGGAGTCGGAAGTGAGCAGACGCAACTGCCCTACCGGGGTGATCGGATCGAGGGGGTTTACGTCTGTGCTCATGCAGTCAATTCTACAGGAGTACAGGTCTACAGGGCTGAGACACAAAATACCCCGACGTGATCGGGGAGCAACCGATAACGCCGGGGTATTTACACACAACCACAGGAGCAATTTCTATTCTAGCAGGAACTACCCTTTGCCGTAGGGGAGTACGGGGATGAAGACTGAGTGAACAACCGCGCCGAAGTCTGGGCCTCCAGCTTCCACCCGCTTGCCGTGCTCGTCACGCTCGAACACCTTGGCGTATACGCCCTTACTTGTGAATTTCAGGCTGGCGACGTTGCTGGGGTCGAAGCCGCAATTTGCGAACCACGAGAGGTATTGTTCGCGGGTAATGGATTCAGGGACACTTTCGATTTGTTTAGTCATACCTATAGTTTATCCCACAGGTATTTCGGCATAAATGGAGAAGGCCCCCTCCGGGATTTACACCAGAGGGGGCCTTCTATTGCTCGAACCTTACGGCACGATGTACTGGGCCGGAGGAGCGGAAGCCTCGTTGCCCTTGGAGGCCAGAAGCGCCTGACCGTTCAGGAACGCGCCCGAGACTACGTGACGGACACGGTACTGGATGTCGTCGTTGAGCAGGGAGCCTTCCAGACCCGGAACAGCGCCGCCACCGATGTAGTTGCCACCGTTGGAGGAGATACGCAGGTCAGGGGTTTCCTGGTTCTGCAGGAACGCCACGGCGAGGGACTGACGGGTTCCGTCATAGCCCTTGTCCGGGACGAGGTACCAAGTGGTGGCAGCAGTACCGGAAACGTCGATCTGCTCCAGCCAGTCGGTGGCGGTCAGGCTCACGTCGGAGTTGGTGACGTTGAGCTCGGCCTCGACCGTCAGCGCGGTGTTCTTGACCTTCAGCTTGGACGTGGCCAGCAGAGCCTCAGCCTGATCCTTCATGGCGATGGGGACCAGCAGGCGGAACTGCGGAACCGAAACCCGGCGTCCGTTGACCTTGCGGTTACGGATCGCACGCTTGGCCAGCGTCAGGGCGTCAAGGCTGAGCTTGTATTCCTTGTCGAACAGGGTGCCGCCGACGTTGGTGTTGCCGTTGCCCACCGAGAAGGTGCTGGCGTTCGGGCCGGTAGCGGAGGCAAGGATGCCGAAAGCTTCCGTGTCCTCGGTGTTGCCTGCGAACTCGATGAGCTTGCCCGGGATGGAGTTGATGAGGTCCCACTCGTCGTTGATGACCATTTCCCAGGTGAAGCCGAAGCGGGCACCGTTCTTGGCCAGCAGGACGCCGTTGGCGCTGGTCGTGAAACCAAACGTCGGGTACTCGGTGTTCTCGGGCACACGGGGGAGAGACTGCGGCAGGGTGGCCTTGCCGCCGTTGGTGCCGAGGTTGGTGTCGTTGTCCAGCAGGAGTTCACGGAGGAACTGCGGCTTGAAGTCGTTGAACGTCTTCTTGACAGCGAAGTCGGTCCAGCTCGTGGGGCGCTTGGCGTACTGCGCCTGAAGCGTCTGGCGGGTGCCGATGGCGAAAGCTGCGGCGAGGTCGGAGCTGGACACGGATTCCGTGATGTACGCGGAACCGTCCACGAGCGCCTTGACCCGGCCCTGTGCGGCCCGGTCACCCCGGAGGGCTGCGCCGAAAAGTGTTCCGGCTTCTTCTACGTTCTTGATAGTCATGTCAGCCTTCCTTATGCCGCGTCTGCGACGATGCCGCCGTTGAGAACCTTGACCAGCACACCGGCAAGCGGGGCTGACTTGACGCGGAGCGCGACACCGTACAGCTTGGTGCCAGCAGCCGCAGTGACCGAGAGGGTGTTGTCCGCAACCTTGATGTAGACCGGGGTACCTGCGGCGGTCACTCCGGTGACCGGCAGGATGGCCGAGCCGTGCAGTGCGACGGAGGCGAAGCCGGGGAGGTTGCCGGAGATTGCACCGGAGACCTGGGTCAGGCTCATGCCAGCACCGAGGGGGATGGTCTCGGTGACCGAGCCCTCAGCGGTGACGGTGATTGCGTTCAGCAGGCCAATGCGCAGGGCAGTGCCCGCCTTGGTTCCTGTCGGTACGGGAAGGGAGATGTACTCCGAATCCTTGAAGACAATATTCGTTGCCATTTCGTTGGCCTTTCGTTGCCACGGTGCCGTTACTGTAATTGTACGGCATTTCAGAAAAGTACAGAGTTAGTAAATCAATGGACGGAATGAGCGCCTAATGAATCACTTCTTGAAGCGCCCATTCCGCCCGGTTGCACTGCCTCGAAAGACCGCCTGCAACGGGCGAGAATGGGATCACCGCCTACTAGGAGCCGAAAATGCTTTCACCGATTTTTGCCTTGGATTCCTCCAGCGATTCCTCGGAGCCATTGCCCCGGAACGTTGCACCGGCTTCGGCCAGAATGGTCTTCTGGTATTCCTGCTCGGCGGTGATTGCCTCGGCCAGATCCTTGCCAGCCTTGACGACATCGAGCACACGGGCCTGAGCAGCAGGTGCGAGCTTCGATTCGGCCAGCTTGGCAACGATAGCCAGCGGGTCAACAGCGGCAGGCTTCTCGGCCTCAGCTGCAACACGGGCAGCCTCGACCAAGGCGTCAGCCTTGTCCTGGTCTTCCTTGTCGGCACGCTCTACGAGCTTGGCGACTGCATCTGCGTTCTGCTTGGCGGTCTCAACGAGAGCGTCCAGAGCCGCTTCCAACTTCGGGTCCATTGCGGATTCCTTTTCTTCTAGGGACTCTGCGCCACTCTCGGACGCAGAAATTTCGGGGCCTGATTCCAGCAACTTGACGAACCCTCCACCGGCACCAGCCGTGGTGACGACATCCACGGAGGTCACAGAGGTGAAGGCCTTCAGCACGGGACCGTCAGCGGTCTCCTCGACATCGCCGGAGGCGCGGATCGACATGCCGATTACACCGGCCAGAGCCTTTTCCTTGATGTCCTGCTGGTATTCAGAGAAAAAGCGAACATTCGCATAAAGGTCGCTACCGTCGAAAACCGCATCGGTTTCAAAGACGCCAACAAGGTCTTCGATTTTCCGTTCCGGGAGATTCCACTTTTCCTCGACGGAGGGGTGATTTGCGTAAACCCGTGTGCCCTTGGCAAACAGCGGAGCGCCAGCCTCGACAGCGGCCTTGGGGTAAAAGGCAGAGCTGCCTTTACGGTCCCCCTCGATGACCTTGATTTTCCACACAGCCCCGGTCAGGGAGTCCACTGAAATCGTGCTGGCTTCCAAAAGCTGCTTGGGCATGAAAATCTCCATTCGTCTAACCCAGTTTATCAGCTTGGTATTTATGGTCAGAAAAATAAACACCCACCTACAGACTGTCCTGTAGGTGGGTGTTCAGTAGGGGCACTTAACCGGTCGAAACTAGCCCTACGCGGGGAGTGACTGCGTGATGGCTGCGGCCACTCGTGAGGCTAGCATTTCGTGACCTGCTGGTGTCGGGTGGATGGTGTCGCCTGACCGGAAGAAGTCACAGTTTCCGGTGCCAGTGGGTGCGGTGATGTTGCCGGTTCCGGTATTCCATGCCACGCCCGGTTCGTCGGGTGCGGGGACATCGCACAGCGGGCCGGGGAACCATGAGCCGCCGATAGGGTCAATGAATGCCACCACATTCGGGGCCACCATAGCGGTCGCTTTGAGCAGGTCGCGCCGGGCGAT